CACATACATTCCTCCTCCTCCTCCTCCTCGCCCCCCCCATGCCCAGGAGATCCAAGTCTGCTCCCCCGAAGCGACAGGCCTCTCGCACCATTTCTGGTCGCGGAGACTATGCCACTTCCGCCGCGGTATCTGGTCTTGCTAAGAAGCTGGACAGCGTCCTTAAGAAGGTTCCCAAGGGAACCTTCGCCGACAAGGGCTCCAAATTGGGAGCCTCTATCGGTAGGGCGTTTGGTTCTGGCCTTTCTGCAATTACCGGGTACGGTGACTATACCGTTAGGGGCAACAGCCTTGGGACTGTCAGTACTTCTACTGACATGGTTCCTGAGTTCGTCGCGCGCCGAGAGGGGGATCACTCCACCCGAATCCGTCATCGCGAGTTTCTCTTTGATCTGAAGGTTCCGTCGACACCGCTCGAATTCTCGAACGACTTTGCGCAGAACATCAACCCGGGGAACCCTAACCTTTTCCCGTGGCTATCAAAGATGAGCAAGCTCTACACACAGTACAAGATTCACGGGATGGTCCTCGTCTACAAGACGATGTCGAGCAACTATTCTGCCTCCGGTGGCCCTCTGGGCACCGTGATCATGGCTACGAACTACAATGTCAATGACTTGAAGTTTGAAAACAAGATCCAAATGGAGAACTCAGAATTTGCTGTCTCAACCGACCCTTCCAGGAACATTGTACACGCGATCGAGTGCGATCCGAAGTCCTCAGGACTCCAGACCCTCTATATTCGCGATCCCAGTGTGAATGACCCTTCCTCCGTGAGTGATCCCCGCTTCTTCGACTTTGGCAAATTTCAAATTGCCACCACCGGCCTCCCAGGGACTCCGGGCTCTGTGATGGGTGAAGTCTGGTGTTCTTATGACATTGAGCTTATTAAGCCTATTGTCGGAAAGGACCAAGCTTCTCCTCCTCCAGGCCCTGACCCTGATCTGACCCCGACTAACGTCGTGATCTCCCAGGCCAGTGGGTTGAAGTCTGTGAATCTCTCTGCCGGGTTCCAGAACACGTCTGTAGGCGATTCTGTTTATCGCCTGTCAGGCACGCCGAACACAGCCGGAATCAGCCTCGCTCCCGACACCACCCTCCCTCCTACCTATAGCGGGTCGCCCCTTTTCCTCGGAACCGTGGGAAACGTCTCACCTGTTCTGAATCTGAACACTTTGACTAACCCCGCTAAGGGCACCGAACTTTGGTTCTTCCGGAACGGTGTCTATGTGATCCAGGTCTTCTGTCGTTTCCTCACGCTAGGGAACTCAGATTCCGCATCGATCCTCAACGAGCTGGTCTTCAACGAAGATGATGTTTACATCCCTAAGTTGAAGACCCTGGGCACCGGGGTCTCAATTGAGATAGTCGGATCAAACCCACAGGGCTATGTCCCCCACAAGATCTTCGCGAGCGGTCCCCAATTGGGATTCCTGCCGCAGACTGGATCTCCACTCTATGACGCCGGATTGTACCAAACGTCTTTCCAGCTTAGAGTGGCCGGGCTTCCTGCACCTGATGGGTCACGTAACTTCGACGCGTCACGCTATGCCTCAGTCCTTCTTCCCTTCCAGGGCAGCTTTCCAGCTACCTCCAACGTCTACGGGTTCAATCGAACCCTCAATGTTGGCTGGATAGAGACAGAGGTCTTCGACTCCGACATCCCGTCCGATCCTACTGGCTGATCCTCTCCTCCTCCCTCTCCTCCACAAACACAAACAAATATCTACTTCCGTTTTACCCTTGGTATTTCGTACTCCGCGCTAGATCGAGTTGTCTCCCAACAATTAACTGGGAGAGCCTCTCGACTAAGGGGTGGGCTCCTTGCTGAACTTTCATTCATGAATGATCAGTCGAATCAACAGAGACATATGCGCCTGTTGAAAACATCAAGGAGCCTATCAAGGGAAAACGGGCATCTGGATCTGAGCGCCAAGAAATTGGTCAGCTCGGATGGTTGGGCTACCTCGAACTCTTTTGAGAGAGGGGAGTCCCGTAAAGACACCATCATAGGGAGTAACCTCAGATCCTTTGCTTCAATCCTCACATATACCACTGACAAAGGTCAACCTGGATCAGCATGGACTTAATTCCAATAGTGTTGTGGCCATTAGGCTCGGACTTGTTGGTAGTCGGAATGTAATCGGGTTGTTTCCTTGGTTAGTGGGAGGATTGAAGCAAAGGATCTGAGGTTACTCCCTATGATGGTGTCTTTACGGGACTCCCCTCTCTCAAAAGAGTTCGAGGTAGCCCAACCATCCGAGCTGACCAATTTCTTGGCGCTCAGATCCAGATGCCCGTTTTCCCTTGATAGGCTCCTTGATGTTTTCAACAGGCGCATATGTCTCTGTTGATTCGACTGATCATTCATGAATGAAAGTTCAGCAAGGAGCCCACCCCTTAGTCGAGAGGCTCTCCCAGTTAATTGTTGGGAGACAACTCGATCTAGCGCGGAGTACGAAATACCAAGGGTAAAACGGAAGTAGATATTTGTTTGTGTTTGTGGAGGAGAGGGAGGAGGAGAGGATCAGCCAGTAGGATCGGACGGGATGTCGGAGTCGAAGACCTCTGTCTCTATCCAGCCAACATTGAGGGTTCGATTGAACCCGTAGACGTTGGAGGTAGCTGGAAAGCTGCCCTGGAAGGGAAGAAGGACTGAGGCATAGCGTGACGCGTCGAAGTTACGTGACCCATCAGGTGCAGGAAGCCCGGCCACTCTAAGCTGGAAAGACGTTTGGTACAATCCGGCGTCATAGAGTGGAGATCCAGTCTGCGGCAGGAATCCCAATTGGGGACCGCTCGCGAAGATCTTGTGGGGGACATAGCCCTGTGGGTTTGATCCGACTATCTCAATTGAGACCCCGGTGCCCAGGGTCTTCAACTTAGGGATGTAAACATCATCTTCGTTGAAGACCAGCTCGTTGAGGATCGATGCGGAATCTGAGTTCCCTAGCGTGAGGAAACGACAGAAGACCTGGATCACATAGACACCGTTCCGGAAGAACCAAAGTTCGGTGCCCTTAGCGGGGTTAGTCAAAGTGTTCAGATTCAGAACAGGTGAGACGTTTCCCACGGTTCCGAGGAAAAGGGGCGACCCGCTATAGGTAGGAGGGAGGGTGGTGTCGGGAGCGAGGCTGATTCCGGCTGTGTTCGGCGTGCCTGACAGGCGATAAACAGAATCGCCTACAGACGTGTTCTGGAACCCGGCAGAGAGATTCACAGACTTCAACCCACTGGCCTGGGAGATCACGACGTTAGTCGGGGTCAGATCAGGGTCAGGGCCTGGAGGAGGAGAAGCTTGGTCCTTTCCGACAATAGGCTTAATAAGCTCAATGTCATAAGAACACCAGACTTCACCCATCACAGAGCCCGGAGTCCCTGGGAGGCCGGTGGTGGCAATTTGAAATTTGCCAAAGTCGAAGAAGCGGGGATCACTCACGGAGGAAGGGTCATTCACACTGGGATCGCGAATATAGAGGGTCTGGAGTCCTGAGGACTTCGGATCGCACTCGATCGCGTGTACAATGTTCCTGGAAGGGTCGGTTGAGACAGCAAATTCTGAGTTCTCCATTTGGATCTTGTTTTCAAACTTCAAGTCATTGACATTGTAGTTCGTAGCCATGATCACGGTGCCCAGAGGGCCACCGGAGGCAGAATAGTTGCTCGACATCGTCTTGTAGACGAGGACCATCCCGTGAATCTTGTACTGTGTGTAGAGCTTGCTCATCTTTGATAGCCACGGGAAAAGGTTAGGGTTCCCCGGGTTGATGTTCTGCGCAAAGTCGTTCGAGAATTCGAGCGGTGTCGACGGAACCTTCAGATCAAAGAGAAACTCGCGATGACGGATTCGGGTGGAGTGATCCCCCTCTCGGCGCGCGACGAACTCAGGAACCATGTCAGTAGAAGTACTGACAGTCCCAAGGCTGTTGCCCCTAACGGTATAGTCACCGTACCCGGTAATTGCAGAAAGGCCAGAACCAAACGCCCTACCGATAGAGGCTCCCAATTTGGAGCCCTTGTCGGCGAAGGTTCCCTTGGGAACCTTCTTAAGGACGCTGTCCAGCTTCTTAGCAAGACCAGATACCGCGGCGGAAGTGGCATAGTCTCCGCGACCAGAAATGGTGCGAGAGGCCTGTCGCTTCGGGGGAGCAGACTTGGATCTCCTGGGCATGGGGGGGGCGAGGAGGAGGAGGAGGAGGAATGTATGTG